AGTTTAAGCTTGTGACTTGGCCCCATGATGAGTGGCAAACAGAAGTGCGTGGGCAGATGAAAGACGCTGAACTACTAGGTAAGATACAAAGGCAATCTATTGTTGACACTGGTGAAAAGTTTGGTATGGTCTGCCCACTCGCAGGATCAACTGACATAGGATATAATTGGAAGGATACTCATTGAGTTGGATTTTTGCACTATCTCCTATCATTTTTTGCTTGACATTGAAATCATTTGAGTATATGTTGAAGAAACGAATCAGTAAAGAGGATCATTATAATGACTACTAAGAAGAAAACTAAGTATGGTGTATTCGAAGGTGACTTGTATTACGCACGTATCTTTGATGACAACATAGATGACTCAGAATACCATGAACGTACAGAAGGACAGTTCAATACTGTGTTCGTACCCAAGGATGATGATGAGCTACAGAAGATTGTTGAGCTAGGTTTCCCTGAGGAATCAATGGGCAACCGTATGATCAAGCCAATCTCTGCAGCAGACAATCGTGCAGGTATGAAACTAAAACGTCCTAATAAACACCCTTCTGGTATTGAAGATTTTGGTGGTGCGCCCTCCGTTACCCACGGCACTACCAATAAACCTTGGGATTATATCGAAGACGGTGCTCTTGGTAACGGCACTAAGGCCAAGGTTAAGGTCTCTATCTATGGGGAAGGTTCTACTGCCTCAGTTAGATTAGAGAAAGTCGGCATCCTCGAACACGTACCATTTGTAGAAATGGATACAGAGGATCGTTGGTAACAACCCATGTACTCCTTTCGTTGTAACTGGCAGGGCTTCGGCCCTGTCCTTTTTCCCTGAGGTTAGATATGAAATACGCAGTAATGATTATGTTTGATACAGACGAGGACTACAACTACGTACCTGAAGAGTGGCCTTGTAATACTACAGAAGGATACAAACCAAAGCTGTTTGATACTTACGAAGCAGCAGAGATAGAACGTAGTAAATGGAACACAGGAATAATAGTGGACTATAGTGACGAGATACTTAGGCCAATGACAGAGAAGGAACGTCAACGTGCTAAAGAACGACAACTTGCAAATACTGGTTGATGGTGATCCGTTTGCTTATCGTGCAGCTTTCTCCTGTGCAGATGAAGAGACACAAGCAGCAGTAGAAAAGATTGATGAGCTACTAGAGACTGCACTTGAGGCAGTACTGTGGGAAGTAACTGATGACAAGTATCAGATATTCCTTACAGGTAAGGGTAACTTCAGAAAGAAGATTGCTGTCACCAGAGAATACAAAGGCAACAGGAAGCAAGAGAAGCCTGTACACCTTGGTGGTATTAGACAGCACATGATTGATAATTGGAAAGCTATTGTGTCCAAGGATGAAGAGGCTGATGACCTTATAGGTATATGGTCTAACCCTGACAGGATTGTCATATCAATAGACAAGGATATGTTACAGCTACCATGCACACACTACAACCCACACAAGAGATCATGGCAAACAGTAGAAGAGTTTGGTGGACTCAAGTTCTTTTACAAGCAGATACTAACAGGAGACTCAGCAGATAACATACAAGGTATCTATGGCGTTGGCCCTAAGAAAGCTGATAAGATACTAGCTGACTGTAAGACAGAGCAGGAGTTGTATGAAGAGTGTGTCAGAGCTTACGGTGGTGATGAAGATAGAGTCATCGAGAATGGTAGATTACTTTGGTTAAGAAGAGAAGAAGAACAGATATGGCAACCACCCAAGTTCACAGATTCAGATCAGGACTAGAAGAGCGTAACGCTAAGTACCTTACAAAAAAACGTGTCAAGTTTGAGTACGAGACACTAAAGGTACAGTGGCGTGACATGAGAGTAAGGAAGTATACTCCTGACTTTATCCTACCCAACGGTATCATAGTAGAGACTAAGGGTAGGTTCACCTTACCTGATAGGAACAAACACAAGTGGATACAAGAGCTACACCCTGAGCTTGACATAAGGTTTGTCTTTAGCAATCCTTACCAGAGATTAAACAAGGGCGCAAAGAGTACCTATGCAGACTGGTGTGATTACTACGGCTTCTTATTTGCTAAAGAAGTAATACCACATGACTGGATAAAAGAGACAAAAAAGAAGATACGCTTGAACGAGGTACTCTAACATGACTCCGATACTATCTAAGACTAATGATAACATAAGATACTTTCGTGTTGAAGGGATACAAGATGCAAGTTAAAGTACACCAGTACCTAGAAGGACCAATAGATCAGGGAGATAGGTGGATACTACTATGTATGATTGAAGAAAAGGGTCTAGTTTTTGATGAAGAGTTAGAGTTCAAAGACTTCAATGCTGCTTACAGTTTTATGAATAAGCTAAAGCAAGCAACTACACCCATACTTCACGAAAAAGAAACTTCCCTTTGGATACATTAAGGCTTGACAATGTTTGATCACGATAGTAAGATAGAAGCTCTTGTCGATAACTACGGACTACAGTTATTGATGGAACAGAATGATTTAGATGACGAAGCAATCATACGTAAGTTAGTTGATGATGGTACTATCAACATGAATGATTACTTTTATTTGGATGTTGAGATAAAACAGTGGAAGGAACAAGAACAGTGATTACCTTAGATGACATAAACGCATTTCAATACTACAATCAAGACCCTCTTGACATGGACAAGTATCAAAATCAAGCTGTATCAACAGCTATCTATGATAGTAAACACGCAGTCATATATCCTGCGTTGGGTCTAGCTGCTGAGGCAGGAGAGGTAGCAAACAAAGTAAAGAAGATTATGAGAGATGGAGACTTTGATCGTGAAGCTATAGCTGACGAGATAGGAGATTGTCTCTGGTATATAGCTGCACTATGTAGAGACTTAAATGTTGATATGGAAAATGTAGCTTACAGTAACCTAGAGAAGTTACATGGTAGACAGAAACGAGGAACACTAAGAGGTAACGGAGACAAGAGATGAACTACTGTGATATGAAAGGTTTGGTATGGCCCTTCTTATTCTGTGTCTTCGTAATAATAATATTGCCAGTGTTACTGGTAGACAACGCAAAGTACTGTAAGAAAAGTATTGTACCTTGTTATCCTTGGACTAGCCCAGAATGACACCAAGAGAATCAGCAGAAATAGAAGCAAACAAAACATTTGAACTGTTTATACTTTGGTCAAAGAGAACTACATTAGTAGCTATATTCTTTCTACTATTTGTAGTTTTAAAATGTAACAGTGGAGTAGAAACAGGTAAAGGTGCAACAGGAAGTAAGTACAACGGTGAAGTTTACTCACCTACAAACATGGGAAAAGATAAATGAATAACTATTTACCAACCGATTACCAAGCGTTCATACATACATCAAGGTATGCACGATGGTTAGAAAAAGAACAACGCAGAGAGACTTGGGCTGAGACTGTTGACAGATACATGGAGAATGTAGTCATACCTGTCATGGGTAAAGACAGCTTTGTCAAACAGATAGAAGAATCAATACTTAACCTAGAGGTTATGCCTAGCATGAGGGCTATGATGACAGCAGGTAAGGCATTGGATAGAGACAACACATCAGGTTACAACTGCAGCTACCTACCAGTGGATGACCCTAAGTCTTTCGATGAGGCTATGTTTATCCTGTTGTGTGGCACTGGTGTAGGTTTCTCAGTAGAGAGACAGTTCGTACAGCAGCTACCTGAAGTACCTGAGCTTTACGATAGTGAAACTACAGTTGTTGTCAAGGACAGCAAAGAAGGTTGGGCTAAAGCTTTCAGACAACTACTAGCATTGTTGTGGGCAGGAGAGATACCTAAGTGGGATGTATCAAAGGTCAGACCTGCAGGAGCTAGGTTAAAAACATTTGGTGGTAGGGCTAGTGGTCCTGCTCCTTTGGTTGACTTGTTTAACTTCTCTATAAAGATATTCAAGGATGCACAAGGACGTAAGCTATCATCAATAGAGTGTCACGATCTTATGTGTAAGATTGGTGAGGTTGTAGTAGTTGGTGGTGTCCGTAGGTCAGCTATGATTAGTCTGTCTAACTTGTCAGATGATAGGATGCGACACGCTAAGTCAGGTGACTGGTGGACTAACGATCCTCAACGTGCTCTAGCTAACAACTCAGTGTCCTACACAGAGAAGCCTGATAGCCTGTCGTTCATGCGTGAGTGGATGGCTCTAGTCGAGTCAGGTAGTGGTGAGCGAGGTATCTTCAACAGAGAAGCAAGCAAGGCACAGGCAGCTAAGTACGGTAGACGTGACCCTGATTGGCAGTTCGGCACTAATCCTTGCAGTGAGATTATACTTAGGCCATACCAGTTCTGTAACTTGACAGAGGTTGTTGTCAGGTCTGGTGATAACTTCGCTGACCTAGCACGTAAGGTTAGGATAGCTACAACACTAGGAACTATACAGTCTACCTATACTAAGTTCCCATACCTTCGTAAGATATGGAAAGACAACACAGAAGAAGAGCGTCTGCTAGGTGTATCCCTTACAGGCATAATGGACAACCCTTTATTAACGAGTAAGAGCAATGGTTTATCAAAGAATCTCGAAAATCTTAGACAGGTTGCGGTTAACACAAATAATAGTTTGGCTAATACTCTTGGGATTAATCCTTCCACTGCTATTACCTGTGTCAAACCCTCAGGAACAGTCAGTCAACTTGTTGACAGTGCCTCAGGTATCCACGCAAGGCATTCCAAGCATTACATCAGAACAGTAAGAGGTGACAACAAAGACCCACTAACAGCCTTTATGAAAGACCAAGGTATCCCTAGTGAACCTTGTGTAATGAAACCTGATCAGACTACAGTGTTCAGCTTCCCTGTTAAGTCTCCTGCCAACGCTATAGTCACTGAGGATATGTCAGCTATAGATCAGCTAGAGACATGGTTAATGTATCAGAGACATTGGTGTGAGCACAAGCCTAGTGTGACTATCAACGTAAGGAAGGATGAGTGGTTTGAGGTTGGAGCGTTTGTCTACAAACACTTTGATGAGATGTCAGGCGTGTCGTTCTTACCCTACAACGAACACACGTACCAACAAGCACCTTATCAGGACATAATGAAGAGTGAGTATGTGACATTATTGTCACTAATGCCAGACAAAATAGACTGGTCAGCCTTGACAGATTACGAAAAAGAAGATAGTACTAACTCAAGTCAGACGTTTGCTTGCAGTGGTGACGTATGTGAAGTAGTAGATATAGGAGCTTAGATGGAACAAGAAGATTTTACAATAGAAGAAATGTTGGATGAGATGGGAGATGTAGACCTAGACACTGTAGTAAATAAGCCACCACACTATGGTGATGGCGAGATAGAGTGTATAGACTATATGAAAGACAACATGGATACTATGATGTTCATGGGCTACCTAGAGGGTAACTGTAAGAAGTATCTACATAGGTACAGATACAAAGGTAAACCTGTAGAAGACCTGAAGAAAGCTAAGTGGTACTTAGACAGGTTGATACAGGAGATGGAGGGAAACTAAATGTTTACTGCTATAATTCTAGCCTGTAATATGTCAGTGACAGACTGTAGAAGCTTTGGTACACCTAGAGTTTTTAACTCAGAGAAGGAGTGTCTTGTCTCTGTATCCGATGGTAAGCTTCAACTAGAAGCACAGGGTTGGATGATCATGGACTCTCATTGTCATATGTGGGGTAGTAAGGTATAAAAAAAGGGGAGCTACTTAGGCTCCCTCATTTCTTTCTTTTCTTTCCTGATGCTGTTGTGGACCAAGATACTCTCTTCGGTCCTTTCTTTTTGGCAGCTTCTTTCTTGGAGATTCTTCCTGCCACCGACTTCGGGCGACAGGCTGGATACGGACGCTTGCTTCCCTTAGCCTTCTTACGTCCACAAGGTTTACCAGTCTTAACATCAACCCAATCCTCAGCAAACCATTTACCTAAGCCACCCTTCTTAGCCATTAACCTCTAGCCTTTTTCTTTGCTGTAGCACTAAGGTCTTTGAAGTGATACAACTTCTTACTTGTTTTACCGTGGGTTTTACCTGAGTGTACATCTCCGTTAGGCATCTTGTGACTACCACCTTTGTGCTCAGTTCCATCCCTGAAGTAATGTTTTACACCCTTAGCCATGTTAGCAACAGGTACATTCTGGGTTACACTTACGGTTTCTCAATGCACACCAAAGTCTTTTCAAGTATCTTCTCATTACGCTTTCCTCTTCACTCTGTTATCTGCACCCTTCCACTTACCACCTTTAGACTTGTACCATTTAGCTGCCCAAGCATTTGCGTAAGCTGAAGGATATACTTTAAACTTTTTCTTTGCTGCTGTTTTAGCCCTAGACCAAAGAGCAGGATTAGTTGGTACTGATTTAGCCATTACTTAACCTCTTATTACTTCTTACTTCCCATCGCAGTAAACCCAAAGTACGCTCCTACAAGTGCTGATACAGATACAACGTAGATGTTAGCTATGTCAGCTATCAACATTGCTGCAGTCTCTTGACCAATTACAGTACAGAAAAAGATACCTGCAGGGTACAACACCATACCTGATAGAGCAAACCAAGTCATGTTGCGTTGGGCATCACGCTTGGCATCATCATCCTCAATTTTTCTACGTCTATCTTCTAAGTAAAGCTGACGCTCTTCGGCATCTAGCTTACCGTTCTTATCTAAGTCGTACTCTTCTACCATTATAAATCGACCCAACCCATAGCGACTAGTAAACCTAGTGCCCCACCACATATCAACAAGAATATTACTACAGCAATGAACGCCATCTCAGCGTTCTCTTTCATGCGTTCAGCATCTACTCTTGCTTGTCTCTCTGTTTCTTTTCTTTCTTGAGCTACTTCTCTACGAAGTTTGAGTAGTTCCTGATAGGCAGAGTAGCCAATAGTGTTAACAATGAACTCTCTTAATTCTTCCTCAGCCTGTTTAGCCTGTTGACGTTTCATAAACGTGTCCAGAGCTTCCTCATTTGTACTACTAAAAAGGCTTTGCTTCTTCTTCTCGTGGTCTTTCTTTGCGCTGTCTACACTATCAAAGAAACCTGCTAGTTCCTTGGACATAGAGGCTATTGTTCTACCTGCACTTATGCCACCCTTGACCATCGCTAATGCGCTGAGTGGATCAATCATAGTTAGTGCCTCGGATCAAGAATATCTTTGTGGTCTCTATTGATGAACTCAAGTGTTCTTTCTAGTAGTGCTACCCTTTGTTGTAGCTCAACGATACGCATGATACTCAAGCTCATACCGTCTATCTCTTCCCATAACTCGTCAGTCTCATCGTATACGTCTGCTTCCATCTCAGCCATGATACCAACTGCTTCGTTTATGTTGTCTTTGTTCTGCTCAATATCTCTTAGCATATTTACTTTATCAGTAGTATTGCTTTGAGCATCTAGTACTGCGACAGTTTCTTCAAGGTTAGCTATTATAGATGCTTGCTCACTAGCATACCAGACCATCCCACCCAAGGAACTGCAGACAATACCAATTACTGCTATATTTACTTTAGGTAACTCCATCACTTATCTCTCAATGAATATTCTATACTGTCAAGCTTTCCAAAAATTGCCTTGATAGTTTCTTTCATTTCTTTCATTTCTCTGTCATAAGAAAGCTTGGATGCTTCCATTTGGGCAACTAGTACAGCTATCTTTGTCTCGTGTCTAGCACCTTTGTTAAACAAGTGCCACCCTAAGAGAGCTATAGGTAAAATTAACCACTGCATCAGTAGATCAGCCATCTCATACATTTCAACTACCATTTCTTACACGACCAGTATCGTGCAGTCATCTTATCTTTAGCTGTATCACACTTATGTCTTGCACGAAAAGATTTTCTACGCTTAGGGTTACTTTTCTTGATTGTCATGTTGGCATCACCAAACCTGATGATCTTTTCTTTACCACCCTTACAAGCCTTGACGACAAACTTCTTGCCGCCAGAGACCTGACGCTTAGGGCTGTTGCACTTCATCTTTGATTTGTCTATCTTAGCCACGAT